TCCCTGGCGCACCGTTATTCACATCCAATATCGGCGTATCATACATCCATGTTCTTAACAGCCCCGTCCCCCATTGATCGCCGTTGATTATGTTGGAAGAGCTATCCGTCCTGAATGACCAGATACGCCGCTTGCCGAGGTTGTATCCAGCGGGCAAAGTAGGATTAAGGGCTGTCGTGGCATGGTTGTTAAACATCAAATCAACGCCAGATGCTCCGTATATCAGCCACAAATGAAGTGTGCCGGAAGCGGGAATAGACTCACCCGTAGCCATGCCTCCTTGATTTGTCCCCGCCGCCCAGGTCGCGTCAATCTGTTTGGTCAAGGCGGGTGCGAGAACGATATCATAGGTATCAGCATCCCCTCTCGCCTTACCTGCGGCTACTGTAATGTCATGGTCGGTGTCAGCGGCATGGGCTACGGTCAAGCCGGAGAGATGACCCATAGGGAGGCGTATATTTGCCGCCTTCAACTGATCCGGCGCAATAGCCTTCGCCGCTTCGGTTCCGGCGAGGATTTCGGCTGCGGAGGCGTAGGTAACTCCAGCTCCTATTAAAGCTTGTGTTTCTGCAAGTGTCTTTCTTACAAAGACATAAGGATCTGCACCAGCAACCAGAAAATCACTTACTGCTGTTCCGTTCTCTAACATAGCAGGAGTTACTACACCTGCTGCAAGAGTTGTCGTTCCACTTATATTACCAGATGAATCCAAAACACTACATCTCTGTCCGTCGAAATGCATAGAGTATCCAATACCAAGAGTCATAGCTTTTGGTATCATCCTTCTTGGAGTTCCAGCATTTGCAGGATCAAGATAGAGATCAACGGTAACTGCGGCTGAATGAGTATTTACAAAAGTAATTGAAACAATACTTATCGCTGCACCTGCGGTGTAAAGGACAGAAGGATTAGTATCACTAAGTTGTCCTTGAGCTATTTTTGTGAATACTCCACCGACTAAGCCATGAACAGTATAGTCCACAACATTAGCAACGCTGGCTCCACCTTCAAGAGTGTCGGTATTATCTAGACAAATCATATCTTCTCCTATAGAGTACCAAGGGTTGCTGCTGTAGCAAAAGAAATTCCACTACCAGTCGCTTCCTTAAATATAGCATTCCCCGTTGCAGTATCCTTAGTAAGAACATGTTCATTCGTAGCACCAGCAACTGCAGAAAGAGCGTTTATTGCTAATTGAGCCGTACTCTGCCCCGTGCCTCCATCTGTTATTGGAACATCAGTTCCACCCTCTTGATATAGTCTCTTCCAAGTAATAGCCATTACTTCCCCTTTACACTTATCTCAAATAGCCTTTCTACGTTCAATAAGGCTAACCTTAGAATAGTAATGACCTCTGGAGGAGATAACTTAGTTCTATCAATCAACTGTACAAGCTGATTATGGAACACTCCCATTTCATCGTTCTTCTCAATACTTTGATATTCCATTATGCAGATACCGTACAAACATGAAGACTCAGTTCACCAGTCGCCCAGCAGAGCTGTCCCACTTCCACAGTACCAGCACCAGCAGGAAGAGCTGCTTCATTTGCAACAGTCTGCACCACAAGGTCAGTTGCTTGCTGAAGGTTGAAGTCAACTGCCCCATCTGGTACACTATGACTGTTCAGTGTATGAGCACCAGGTGCACCTATTGCTTCCCACGCAGGCAGGTCTGTTGCTACACGTAGAATGTAATCATCAGTACCAATCGCCAGCGCTGCAGGAACCCCAGAGGCGGACGCATAGATAAGATCTCCCTTTGCTGTCAGCAACGCTTTTGTAATCACATCATCTTCATATGCAATTTTCTTCCAAGTAATAGCCATTTCTACACCTCCTTATTTCGATTCAAATACAACCATAGTATTCTTATTCGCATCAAACTTAATCTGTGGATTATCCATTTCTAATGTTATAACAGGTGATTCACCTTTCTCTGGATCTCCACCAATAAACACAGTCACTTTTTTCTTCTGCCAAATTGATACTTGCATATACTCTCCTTATTCAGTTGCTACCCAGACATGATCGTCGTCTGAATCGTAAAACATTGTTCCTTCTGCTCCAGTAGAAGATACTTTTGGTGTAAGATATAACTCATTTATTGCTCTTGTACCATCAGCAAGAACATACTGAGTATGATCATCATCTGCAAGACCAGCCAAACTCCCGTGGTCAACTACCGCACTTAATGTAAATGGCATAGTGAGCGCTGACTCAACAGAATAAAATGCTGCTGCTCCATCGTAGCAGATAACACGACCAATTAAACTGGCCCAGTTTACACAGTACGGAGGAAGCGAAGCAGGAATAGTAGCTGCCTGTGCCGCACCTATGTTAGCGTAAGTAGCATCTCCTAATACAACATACAGATCACCTTCCGGACAGAGGAATACCCAGTAAACACCATACTTTGAATTTAATGCGCCAAGCGAAGTACCGTCTTGATAACACTCAAAAACTGTTGAAGAGCCACCATCGAATATAGCAGAAAATAGACTCAACTCTGCGCTTTTCGTCCACGCTCCGCCACCAGTTTTATACCAGACATAGAAGGTATCTGCTGCATCAGTTGCATATGCGTAATTAGCTACATACCAAGACCCAGCATCACAGGCTAGTCTTAAAGCAGTTCCATGAGCTGAAAGTATCCCACCACTTATCCACTCCATACCACCGTATTTAAGAATCAAGCGGTTGTGTGCACGACGGTCTCTATTATAGATACTGTAGCCAGTTTCTTGAATCTCTATATTGTTCCCGTTAACCCAGACCCTTCCGATCACAAACATACTATAATCGTTTATATTACTTCTTGTGACGGTGGCCTTGTAGGTTAGAGCCCCTCCATCATAGTCCATATAAATCCAGTTCACGGCCAAATCAGTAAGTCCAGTAGGAGTTATTTCGTCTTGTGCAGCCTTCTTAAAATAGATAATGGTACTACCTAAAGTAGTATCTGTAAAAATCATCCCCTCAAGTTCACTTATATTTAACTTTGCGTCTACTCCAGCATCATGGGCAGTGATAACACCTCCTGTCAGTCTACCCGCAGAACTAGTCATGTTGAGGAAGTCCTGAAGGTCATCATAGGTAGGAGTACCTATACCATCAGGAATTATTACATACTTAGCATCATGCGGGAGATAGCCAATCTCAACATAAGTCACACCATCTTGACTAAGTTCCCACTTATCAGTTGTAATATTATAGCGAATAGTAGGCTTAGTGGCACCTGGAATAGTAGCTTCTATCCCCTTGTTGGTGTCAAGTCCATCTCCAATACCGAACAAGTTTTCTCTTGTTCCTCTTAGCCACTTATACAAACCCACTATATTATCCTCTTACTTAAAATAACTCATACCAGCTGAATTAAGATGAAGTGCAGCACCCGCTTCGAGTGGTAAGTCCACTGGAATTATTCGTCTTGCTGTTCCTCCAGGTCTAGTGATATAAAGGTTAACATAATTTATTGCTGCTCCAGTATTTACTAGAATTATCGTAGAGATAGTATCTGTACCACATTGAGATGATTCAAAGAGATCACCTATTGTATTAGGTAGTTGCCCATTCCCAAGATACATCAATGTATTACTATCAGTGCCATGAATAGTGAAATCCACTTCAGCTGCAACAGTTGCATCACCTTGGATCTTATCGCCAGTATTAAGAACAAGCATTTCTTTATACTCCAAGACCTTGCATGTCAGGGGCACCTATAAGTACCTGACCATTATAGTTACAGATCGCTGTCGCCGATGGCTGATTTGAATCAAGAGCATATACTTTACTCCCTGCATTTCGTATGACTGCGATCTTTCCATTACTCATGTAGACGTAGTCGTAGAAATCTACTGCATCCCACAAGCCTCCAGCTTCAGCAGCAGTATACTTCAAGGTGAGTGAACCTGCAGCATATTCATAAATCGTCTTAAGTCCACACACTATAATCATGTGAGCGAACACAAAGATCTGAGGAAATGGAAAGCTATCCGTGATTTCAGCTGTAACTAGTCTAGTTAAAGAATCAAGTGCTTGCAATGCTTTATCACGGCCCACTACCCCATTACAGGTTACTAGGTAGTCACTATTCCTAGGGTTCCTCTTCGACGGTCTAAGTCCTCGTGTCAAATGAGAAGACTTAATAGTGAATGTGAACTTACCACCCCTTACGACTGTTGCTTCCATTTAGATAGCTCCATGATCAGTTGTAGGCGTTACGTCAATCGCACTAAAGTCACGATTGACGCTCATAGGAGGCTTACCCATATTCATAGTACCAACAAGACTGATACGCTTCCTAATCTCAGGAATAGCCTTTGCTAGCTTATCTTTGTAGTCAGCCAGCGTATTCTCTCCATCCACTTTCTCAATCACAGAAGCAACAATAGCCTTATAATCTATGAACTCTGGATGGTCTTGATAAAACTGAGTGTTTATCTTAACTAGAGATGCATGCTGAGCCATCATGTTTCCTACCACCTCAGGCAACTTTAATAGAGCTTTCTCAACAGCTCTATCGATAATTTCCAGCTTTTCTTCTTCTGTAAGCACATCGCCCTCCTAATAGTCGATAATATCAAGATCCATGTTGATGTCTACACTCATAGGCTTATGATATCTAGGAGCATCAGGTCTTGAGGGTTGAACAGTATTATCACCCTCTCGGTTGATAGTGATGTATGTAAGACGGACTCCATAGTCCTTTTCAAACTCCGCTATCTCACCTACTATCGTAGTCTCAAGAGAGATTTTAGCCTTCTTGACATCTTCAATCGTTGCCTTATTCTTCATCTCATCCCCCCATCTGCATATTTCCGACAAGATCTTCTTCCACTGTATCTTTGTCTAGTCCAATAACATCATCCATCACTATGGACCTGAACTCTTTAGCAGCATCAAGATTACGATAAAGAGCATCTACCTTATATAGAGCAGCTGCTATAAGTGTATCAGGCTGAGCCTCAGTCCAGTATGACTTAGTTTGCGTCCAGACCTCCGCAGCTAATGTTGCAGATAGTACAGGAGAATAGAAGAGACCAAGAATCTCTATCGTATAGATTCCATCTGGAGGCGGCATTATCACTATACCATTATAGTTGAAATGCTGAGCAGGAGCTATAGCATTATAGAGAAGAAGATCACTTACATTATACATTCCAGTTACAGAGGCAAGAGTATCAGGATGAGGACGAAAAACTGCAGGAGCATAATAGCGAGGAACTCCTTGTGCTACAGTAGAGAATTCTTCACTATACTCTGTTTTAAGCCTCTGCAATGTATCAGGAATAAGCTGTATCTTTCCATCTGCGTTAGCTGCCCATACTTCCTTTATAGCTCTGATGCCGATAGACTTAACAATAAAGGTTCCTGCCTCTACAATAACAGGATAGCGTGCATTCATTTTTCCTGTATCAAGAAGGCGGTCTAGATACTTCTGCCCTGCGTTCAGATAGAAGTCTGCCCCATCATCTTCAAAAGTAGTAGAATTGATGAGATCATAACGGCCTGAGACTACTATGAACTTCCATCGTATATCTTTATAGTCCATTTCTTGTCCTCTCGCTATGGTAAATAATTTACCATAGTTAGCGATAATATGCTATGTAGCTTGCCCCAGTTCCAGAGACAGTAACATATATCCCAACTTTAGCCTTAATAGGCAGACCTGCGACGAAGTTGTCAAAGTTATTTGCACCTGCTACCACTCCCTTAAACAGTTCAGTTCCTGTCGCAGTGAGACCGTCCTGTACGGTAACAGTTACGGGATTGGTTCCATCTGTAATAATGAGGACACCTAAGAACTCACAGCGTCCTGACTTGATAAGAGCCGATGCAATCTTAAGTCCACTCGAAAGACATGCTTCCATTTTATACTCCTTTCTATTGTGAAGGGTAGGGAGGCTCTGGAGTAACCTCCCTACCCACGCCGCGCAAAGAGGAGGAGAACCACGGCGAACTACACAGCGCTATCGATACCTACGCCATTGAGGAATCCCATACATGAGGGATGATGCAGTTCGAGTGAAGACTCCGTTAGGAACTCCTCATCGGTAGCATCTTTCCTTGCCGCGTTCACTCCCGGCCCAGACTTCTTGGCCTCTCCTTCACCATAGAAATCTGTATCATCAATGTACTTGTAGATCAGATTCTGCGGCTCAATGATAAGCATAGAATAACGCAAGGTCGCTTCAACTGAGAAGAGAGGATGCGTTAGTATATTGATCACTCCAAAAGGCGTTTGCCACCTATTGATATTGATCCCGTAGGTCCGATCAGCCGGCTGCAGCTGCATATAAGAGCCAGTCGATGCCAGCTTGTTCAGACCAAGAAGGGCGCCAGAACCACAGAGCGCCAGCTTCTCACCCTTCCCATAACGGAAGAGGACTTCAAGATACGCGTTCAACCACTCTTCACCACCGCCGGCCTCAGTCCAGTCCTTGCCAGTGTAGGTTGCATTCAGGGAGTAGTCGTCCACGTTCGCATTTGCATCTCTACGGATGATAGTGATGATTCCATCCATAGTCCGTTCGGGGTAGCCATTGTCCCCGGTAACCTCAGACCGCACACCGAAGAGGTAAGCCTTCTCCATCTCGATACCGTGATTTTCGAGGGCCTCACGCTTCATCTCTTTATACGCGTCACCAGTACGCAGGCGGGTCTTACGGGCAGTACGAGTGATGCTCAGTGGGCTTCGGAAGATCTGTGTGAAGTTGTAGATTTTCACAGGATCGTTCGTGATACCAGTTGGCATAACTGCACCTTCCGCGTTGATGTTACCTACGATCAGCGCAACGTCTGCATCGGATAGATCATGAGAGTGAGATGAGTTGTCGTCAGCTTCCAACAGCTTTACCTGGATGTAGGAGCTGGCCCCGTTCACGTTCTTTGCTACAACCTTCGCGTTCACATCAACTGTGAAGTCGCTTGCGTCACGCAGAAGGACCTGATGTCCGACCCTGAAGTATGAAACTCCATCAGCCGACATCTTAAGATAGAGCACAGTACCTGCCACACCACCACTAGTATACACAGTTGAGAGAATGGCATCTGTGTAGACGCCAGTGATAGCTGCTCTCTGTGTTGCCAGACCCTTCGTCCACCAATTGAACTCAGGATCGTCCACTCTTTCGCTCTTCAACTTACTCATAATAGCAGTAAGTGGAGCGGTTCCGTTGGGATAGAGCCAGAGGATACCTTCCCGATAACTCTTAGGCCGCTGATCAGTGACCCAGCTACCGGTTCCTCTCATACCTAAAAATGCTCCCATTTTGCTACCTCCTTATACTTGCTAGTCCCTATTAGTTAGGGATCTTGATTTTGTAGACAAATGACACTTCCACAGCCTTCGCCCCGTCCATAGTACCCGCAGGCACATAGAGACCATAGGTCTTGCTGAACGTTCCAAGATCATCCGCTCCGTCGAACTCCGCTTTGATCAGACGATCATAAAGTGCACCAGGACAAGCCGGCAGGCCAAGAGATGCGCCAGCACCAATACTGATAGTGTCATCAGTAGTAGTGACTGTACCCGACACCAAAGCCCACGTAGCACTAACGATCTTCGCAAACGCCTTCACTGATGTCACAGCACCAGCTGCAACAAAGGACAGAACGTCTGTGATTCCCACTCCGTTCTGATCCACTCCGACCAGGGTGAGCGTTGCACCAAGAATAGACGCGTTAGCATCCACCAGCAGCGCTCGAACTGTCCGAGGATAGTCCGGCTGAGCTGCGATAGTGAGCACTCCACCAGTTAAGGTAGAGAGTGCCACTGTAGTGACATACGCGCCACTCCCAGCTGCCTCCGCTACGATAGGCAACGCAAAAGACCGAAAGCCTACCTTTTCAATATATCCCTTAATTACGTCCATTTTGTTCCTCCTTGTTCAGTTACTTTGTCTCTTCGAGTAGTTTCCATGCTTGACCAGAAACTAATGGCGCATACGCCTTTGCAACCACTTTCTTTATAAGGGCAAGCTCCTCCGCTGTTACTTGAACAGACTCAGAACTGTTCTTAATCCTCAAAGCCAGTTCCCAACGCTTGAGCTTTTCCTCTCCACCTAGATTACGCTCGTCTTCAAAAGCAAGACACAGCGCGTTCATAGAGACCAGACGTAAAGTGATTGGAACGCCTTCTTCACCTTTAATCTCTTTATCCAGCATATCGACCAAGACCTTGTTCATATTAACTTGCATTTCATCTCTCCTCTTATTCGTTATTATGCGTCCGTTTCTGTAACACTAATATGGGTTCTTACACTCCAAGCCTTACCAGAAGGGACTGTTTCATCAAGCTCTTTATCCTGTCCGATTTTTTAGTTTATACTTTTGTCCAGCCGTTAAGATAGAGTTATCAACAGCCTCTTTTTCGATAACAGTCGGATCGTTGACTTGGATTAATTCCATATTACCTCCAATTTACCTTAAGCTGGAACATCAGCATACACAGGAATATATCCCGTATCAGAACCGACCTTCACAACAATGATGTGCTGTAATGCGTGGCTGTCAATACTATGAGTATTAGCGACAACACATCCACCAACTGCATCAAATGAAGCAAAGTTCGTTATATACTGACTCTGAAGCGAACAGATTAAGTTATCAACAACCACCGTTGACAACGAGTTTGCGAGGAAATACGACAAAGTACCCGTTGTAGGATTAACTAAGCCTACAGACATCGCTGACTGTACACCTGCCATATGCAGTACCAGTGTATTTGCGCCATTACCACCTACGACACCTATAACACCAGCTACATTAACAGATGCACCATTAAGCGTTCCGTACAGCTGCGCTTCACCAACTAACGCGTAGATATTTCCAGCCGTTACTGTAAATGCTGGAGCGACTGCTAGAACATTTGAACTAGCTGAAACACCAGATGGAGCTCCTGAAGCTCCAGTTGGTTGATATGACCACGAAGCTTGCACACCCACTACCGACCCTGAGATGTTAACAAGTTCACCTTTTGTCTCCATACCACCAATCTCCGCTGTTGTAAAGTGGTTATGGATCTTCAGCGAAATCCCTTTTGTCTCAAGGTTCTTGTTACCTACATCAAACTTCGCCCAGATATCGGTTGATCCAAGAAACACCTTAAAGTCGATGTCCTTGGTCCCGTTACCAATGTTTATAGCTCCGACGTCATCTGTCAGAGGGATGAACTTAAGAACTGATCCATCCCAACTAACCGAGACATCCTTACTGCTACCAAAGTCCAGTGAAATATCATCTGAGAACTTTGCTAGAGAGATATTACCTCTTCTGATAGCATTATAGATAAGTCGGTTTAGCCCACTCATTTCTTTCTCCTTTACTTATAAACAGTTAAAAGGAATCCCTGTCCGCTACCAAAGTCCTTTGACTCTTCCTACTGATCTGTTTCCTACTTAGCGCATTATGCTTACATTATGTAGGAACACACGTTCCAGCAGATATATCAAACGCTTTGGTAAATTTATTACCATAGCCAGTGTTACATACCTGAAATAAGGTCAGCAACGTCAGCTTCCATTCTTGTCATATTAGGCCCACCTCCACCAGGCCTCGAAGGTGATCCTGGCACAAAAGCAGGAGGCTCTTCCACAGGTGCAACTGAAGGAGTCCCCGGAGGCGCTACCACAGGAGGTGTGCCAGCTGGTAACATCTTCAGTCTGGCTCGTACCTCAGCACCTAAATTCTTGATAACATTTTCCAGATTCCAAGTTGGGTTCTTCGCAGCAAGATCATTTGCTACCATCCCTACATATGCCTTATTTCCAGCAAGATCTTGATTATGAGCGTAGAACTCATTCACTGCCATCTTCTGCGTTACAACTGTGTCAGTTGCCTTTGTTACCAGATGTGGCATTGCTTCGAGAATCGTTCTACTATTATCAGTAAATGCCTTAGTCAGAAACGCATTGAAGTTGTCTATATTATTCAGGATCTTATCAAGATCCTCTTCCTTCTCCACAAACTTTATAACTACAGGCTCCGCGTTTGGGTCTGGAACCAGTGGTTCAGCTGCAGGTCTAGGTGCAGTTGCTTGACTAGCAACAGTCTCTATCATCCTCCTCAGCTCATCTACAGTCCCACGAAGAGCCGTGATCTCTACATCCCTTGGATCAGCAGCAGGTACCACTGGAGAAGGCTCAACAACTGGGGGTGGTACTGTTATATCACCTGGCTTCACAATAGGCGGTGGCTCAACTACAGGAGGCACTACCACAGGCTCTACCGGAGAGACCTCTGGAGGTATTACCGGAGGTACAACAGGTGGCACAACAGGAGCTGGCTCCACAATAGGAGGAACTGGCTCAACTGGAGGCACAACTGGAAGTACTATAGGAGCTGGCTCAATAGGAGCTGGCTCTGCAGACCCTAGTAAATCATTAACAGCTGCTTCCATCACTTTATCCGACCTACTTTCATTAACCTTAGGTTCCATCTTCTTTCTCCTCCTTCTCCTTAGCTTTATCAAATTCAGTTTGTTCTAACATCACAGCTGGAAGATCAATGATCTCTCCAATTCCAGCTATGATACCTTGATTCCTACATATCTGTGATGGCTCCTTAAAGGGGTCAAGACGATTATTATCCTCCATAAGTCCAGACGTCCTCGAAACCATAGTCGCAACTATAGCCCTCCACATTCTGCTTTTCACGAAATCCTCTATCTCATGTCTAGCAAACTCTCGCTTCTCCAGATCCTCTGTCATTATTCTCCTCCCACAGGAACAAGATTACCCTTCTGTGCCTCGCTTGCCACTGTTGCATCTGGCATTGTTGTTGCTTGTACAGAAGGCATAGGCTTCGCCTTAAAGTCACTAAGATCCTTAATACCACTCATCCTAGCGATCCTCTGAAAAATCCTCACAATATCGAACTGACCTGCTAGAAGTGGATTAGACACTATAGACTGAAATAATGTGACCATAGTGCCCACATCACCTTCTCCAGGTATACTTCCATCTAACTCAACCACATCATAGCCAACCACTAAATCGAAGGGATTGACCATCCTCCTCTGTATATCTCCAGACTCAGCTCTCAGCTCATCTTCCCACCGACCTGTCATGCTGACATACAGACCCTTAGACATGAGCTGCTGTGTATGACTAGCCAGCATATATCCTAGATCATGCATAGTCTGCATCGATGTAACCTTTGCAGCCTTAGCAAGGCGGCTTAGAGCACTCTGGCGTGTACCCTGAGCTTCCGTAGCACTGACCCTCTCCGAGCCAGACCGCGCAAGACCCATCACACTATCAACAGAGCCAGAACAGGTCTTGATTAGTTCTGTAATATACGCAGAATCTTTAATGTGATTCTGTGTAATGTCAGTAACCTTAAGCTGCATAACAGCATGCTCAACTCCACGTCCCCAGGCAGCCCTTCTCATACGGATAAGCTTCCCAGGCGCAGGATCAAGAAGGTCATTAATGTTCACTAGACTAGGATCAACAATCAGCATATCGTTAATGCTCTTACGAACATTCTCGATATGTGAGTTGATAAGCCAATCCAGAGCTCCTTGTAGCCCGCTTATGATCTCTAAACGAGATACAGGAGTGACGCTATATCCATCGAAGTCAGGACTACAAGTAACAACAGGATACATATTATGGTTAAGACCAAGAGGCTTAGCACACCTAATGTACTTATCAGCCGCAACACAGAAGAGCCACTTTTCAGGATACTCCTTAGGTCCAAGTCCCCACTCCTTCGGGATCAGATTAACATAAAGAAAGACCTGATCAATAGGAGATGTTGAACTAGGTGCCATACCAGTACCACCAAGATCATAGTGTGACTCTCGTCCAGATGCACTCCGTGCCTTGTTCCATTGACTAAATCCATTCGATCCCTGTGTTCCAGCCATGTACTTACCATTGAAGTATGTTTTATCCTTCTGCTCGTGTTCCAGCATCCTCATGTAGTTTGTAGTCTCTATCCACCCTACAAACTCACCCCTTTGTATATCCTGCACCGGCACATTAGGATCTGGAAGGTACATATAAGGGTCGATATTCTTCAGCATATTCCCTTCATAGAGAGTAGCATCCTGACTTTCCCTTCTCTTCCCTCCACCTATCCAACTTCCAAAGATCGCTGAAAGAAATCCTGCATCGACCATCACTGATCTTTTTCCGTATATCTTATCCCAGTATGGAGCTACTGACCCAAATCCATAGGACCAAGCATCTCGGAAAGTAGTATGAAGAGAAAGAGCCATCTTCGCTCTTCGACTCTGTACCTCGATCACTTTCTCCAGAAGAATTGCACCAAACCTATCCTCTGGTGAAGAGCCCTCGTACTTAAATATAGGATCATCAAGGAACGCTGCGACTAGGTACGTTAGCAAGGTCTCCATAGTTGCAAAGCTATAAGGGATAACGATAGAGACAGGCCGCCTTTCGTCGTTATCCTTTACCTTCCTCTCTGCCTCATCTATCGGAATGTATGCAGTGAGGGTTTGGTCTATCTTCTTCCAACTCTTGTGTCTCTTACTAATCTCCCTAGAACTCTCCTGCACTCTAATGTTCAGTCTCGATAGTATAGCGGTATGTAGAGGAGAATCCGGACGAAGGTCAAGCCCTCGAGGATATACATAGCCTAAGTCCTGCCCTACAACCAAGCTCGATGCAGTGCTATTTGGATCTAAAATAGTAGGCATTTATGCAGCTCTCCAATTCTTTAAGGCTGGTTCGTTCTCTGCCTCAAGTCCATCATATTCATCATCTAGAGGCGTCTCTCCATCTGTTGAAGCGTCTGCCGCAAAGTATCGCTCACCAAGCTCAAGCATCTCAACTAAGTAAGCAGTTGCATCCATTACATCGTCTCGTTTACTCTTTGGAAACGCAATAAGCTGGCTCTCAAGAATCTGCGATATGTTCTTGTTATGCCAGATGTAACCAAGACGGTATAAGGGATTCAACATCGCTATGCGATCTTCCTTCTTACCCCGTGCCTTGAGCTCTATAAGTCGATAGAACTTTCCACGCTTCATCATGAATGTAGTGATAGGATAGGTGATGAACTCATCGAGACCTGTCACTTCATATCCAATAGTTCTTGCTCCTATTCTATCTGCCATGTCAAATGTTCTTGCATATATCTCATCCGGATGCATCATACCTGCATCGATGTCTCGAATGTAGATCCTAGGAATCTCTGTGTTCACTCCAATTCCAACTATTGCAGAATAATCTGAAGAAACCTTTGTACTCTTCGCAGGATCCATTATGACTATGCTTTCAAGACCTCCAAGCTTTTCTGTAAACGCAGCGTCACTTTCAAGGTAGTACTTGAAGTAGGATTCCTTAAATACCGCATCCTCCTTTGCAATAGCCTGACCTCT